CGGCACGATACTAGGCGGCACGATTGAGGGCGGCACGATCCGGGGCGGCACGATTGAGGGCGGCACGATTGAGGGCGGCACGATCCGGGGCGGCACGATTGAGGGCGGCACGATCCGGGGCGGCACGATCTGGGGCGGCACGATTGAATCTCAGCCGCTAACTATTTCCCGTTCAGATGGTTACTTTTTCACATTGCAGGAAAAGAATGGGCAACCTGCTGTCGCTGCTGGATGTCGTTACTTTACATTCCCGGAAGCCCGGGAGCATTGGCAACGGACTCGCGGGGGCACACCTTTGGGTGATGAAACCATGCGGATTTTGGATATTTTAGAAAAGGGGATTTGATATGACCCATAACCCCAGGCGAAAAGCCGATCGAGACGCAATAGCCGCTCTGCTAGTAGACCTAGCAGAGCGGGAAGGTGCGACCGCCACGATTGAACCATCACCGCTTGACGGCGGTTTATGGGTGCGGATCGTGGCGGGCCCGGCTCATGTGACCATAACCGTCTCACCGGAAAGCGCCACCGGTTATCTCACCCCGTGGAATAGCGAGACGCAATTTGCGCCAGCCTTCGGCATCGCTGTGGGCGCTAACGTCAATCCCTTTCACCGCTGTAAGTGTATGGGTTTTGCGCGCACCTTGCGCGACCTTGTAAGCGAACTGGGCGACGCCTTGCGTTGCATCACAACAGGGGAGGCGTTCCTATGACCTGGACAATCATCCCACAGCACCCCCGCAAGGGTTGGCGCATATGCAAGGATAAACGCACCATCGCACAAGTGTGGTCAGATGACCCCGCGCACGCGCGCACCGTCTTTCGTGCCCTCGCGCCTGACACTCCCCTTCCCGCAGAACTGGAGCCCACACCATGACCATGTGGGCGATGCTGTTGCCGCCATCCGCAATCTCGATGCAGAGGCTATTGTAAAGGAAACAAAATGAACATGAACGATTATCAAACACAGGCCTTGACCCTCCCCGAGATCGCAACCGCCTGCGAGAGCGCGGGGGAGGGGCTCGCCCGTGTTTGAGCTTCCCGACCACGTAGTGGATGAACTCTGCAAGGGGCGTCCCCTGCACGACCCCGAGCACGGCGAGATTCGGCTAAAGCTGGAGATTGCCGGGTTCGACCCCGACAACGAACTGCTAGTGAAGCTGGCGGTCGCAGCGGTGCGCCAGAGGCGGCGCGACGCGCGCTTGCTAAAATCCGCCACGGGAAGGCTCACGCTGGCGATGCTGAATCAGCGCGAGGTGGCCGACGCTATCGGAATGCCGAAATCTACCTACCAAGCAATGGCTTCTGGCCGCATCGTCGAGCGACTGACCCGTGAGAATCGCGTGCGGCTGGTCGAGGTGATCCGCTACTCGATCAGCGAGCTCGAAGCCGCGCTTGACTTGCTTAGAGCTAAGAGATAACCCGTTAGACAGAGGAGACAAACCTGATGACTGTTACACTCAACGCCAGCGTGGAGATGCTCAACGCCCTTGACGAGGCCAAGGCCCAGCTTGCCGAGAAGCGAAAGGCCGCCAGCAATGCTTATATGTTGGCCGCCGGCCCCGCCCATGACCGAGTGAAAGAGACGCTCGTCCCTTACGAGGCCGCATTGCTCGCCGCATTTCAGGCAAGGGAAGAGGTGAAGGAAGCGGCGCAAGCGGTATATTTGGTGGAGACGCGCGAAGCGGTGCGGATTCGCGACGCGGCGAACGCTAAGGCGAAGGAAGAATACCGGAGCGCAGAGGCCGCAATCCGCAAGGCCGCAGGGCTGTGACACCTCCTGCGATCCTTTTAGCGATCGACCCCGGCAAGTCCGGGGCGATCGCTGTTTTTGCGGGGGGCACGCTTGTCGGCTTTGAGCCAGCGACTCCAGAGGCGCTCGGCCAGCTGACGTTCTCATACCCAGCAGTGCTGCTCGAGAAGGTCGGCGGCGTGCCCGGCCAGAGCGCACACAATTCTTTTAAGTTTGGCCGAAGTGTCGGTGAGCTAGTAGGCGTTTGCCTCGCTTCCGGCATTGTGCCGATCGAGATCCCCCCGCAGGTATGGAAGGCCAAGCTAGGCTTACGCCGGGCGGAGGGGATGACGCAGTCCCAGAACAAAGCCCAGTCGCTCGCGCTTGCTCGCAGCTTATGGCCCGAGCATGTGAAGAGCTTCGCTAGGGCGAAGGACGACGGGAACGCGGAAGCCGCCCTGATCGGGCACTATTGGTTGGAGGAGAACCTAAAATGACGAAGGAAGAGAAGGAGCGGGAGATTCTCGCCTACGCGGCGATAAAGCTCGCTTACCGCGACACGCTCGCCGCGCAGCTTGCCGCACTCGACACCGAGCTGCGCGGGGTCAAAGCGCAGCTCATGGTCGCGACAGACCAGTGGGGACTCGGCGAAGAGGCTTTCCGCCGCAAAGTGCGGAGGATGAGTTGACAAATCGCGCGCAGCAACCTCGCATCGAAGGGGAGGGCTCCCGTGGCGCGTAAGACCAAACCTTGCAGCGTTTGCGCTAAGGTCATGCAGGTAGACAAGAGGCGCAAGACCGGCCTTTGCCGCACCTGCTGGCCCTTGTCGGAGCAATTTTCGTTGCAGCAAAGTGCCTTGGTGAAAGCGCGGTGGGCCAAAGGGGACCACACCGCCTTTCGCCGGGGGGGGCCTGGGGTCTGGCTCTCGGACATCCCCCCCGAGCTGCTAGAAGATTACCGCAACCTGACACGCAAGAAGCACTTCTCCGCCGACGAGGCGAGGGCGCTTCTCGGGCTTCCGCCAAGGGTGAAAAAAGATGCTTGAGCTATTCCCCTACCAAGAGAAGGGCAGGGACTTCCTCGCCAGCCAGACGCGCGGCGGGCTGTTCGACGCTCCGGGCCTAGGCAAGACTGCCCAGGCGGTAGCAGCTCTCGACAAGCTCGGGCTCGAGCGGGGCATCGTAGTGTGCCCGGCTTCGGCTCGATCTGTCTGGCAGCACGAGATCAAGAAGTTCTCTGATCGGCCCCGGCGGGTTATCAAGGGGCTGAAGAATGACGACCTTAATCTCTGGCTGCGGGGCAAGGCAGACGTCCTCCTGCTGTCCTATGAGAAGGCGACGAGCTGGAAGAAGGAGCTCACGCGGGATCTGATGGAGTTTTGCATCTTTGACGAAGCGCACTATCTGAAGAACGCTCACGCCCAGCGCACGCGAGCGGCTCTGAGCCACCAGTGCGACGGGGCTTTCGGCTACGCTCGTTGGGCCGCCCACGTCTGGTTTCTGACCGGCACCCCTATGGCGAACGATCCTTCTGACATCTGGACATGGCTGCGCTTCTGCCACGCAACGTCTCTGAGCCTTCGCCACTTCACCGATCGCTACTTTGTGGCGAAGATGGGTTCGTTCAGTGCGAGCTACACCCCGCGCAAGGAGACAGTGCCTGAGCTGAAGGCGCTGATCGCTGCCTACAGCATCCGCAGGAACCAGAAGGACGCCGGGCTAGATCTGCCTCCTTTGTGGGTGACGACGCAGACGATCGAGGGCGACACCCGCGAGATCAACGCGCTGATCGCGCAGCACCCCGGTCTAGACACCGCAGTGCTCGACGCGGTGAACAAGGGCGGGCTTTCCTTCCTCGAGGCCGCGCACAGCGCCACGCTGCGCCGTCTGGTAGGAGAGGCGAAGGCCCCTGTCTTCGCCGCGCAGCTCATCGAGGAGCTCGCCGGAGGTCTCGAGAAGGTTGTCGTCATGTGCGCGCACACCCGCCCGATCGAAGTCCTAATCGACGTTCTGGACCACCATAAGATCGGGTGGTCGAGGATCGACGGCGGCATTTCCGAGAAGGAGCGCGGGCCGGCAGTCACTAGGTTCCAGACAGACCCAGACTGCAAAGTGTTCCTTGGCAATATCAAGGCCGCAGGGACGGCGATTACGCTGACCGCAGCCTCACAGCTTGTCATGCTTGAGAGCTCTTGGGTGCCAGCCGACAACGCCCAGGCGATCAAGCGTGTCCACCGCATCGGGCAGGGCGATCACGTTCATGTCCGGTTCATAAGTCTCGCCAAATCCATTGACGAGACTGTCGCCGAATCGGTCGCGCGGAAAACAGCGTCGATTGCTGTGGTCGAGGATTGACACTTCGGCCCTTTCCGCTTAACCCGTTACGCCTCACAAGGAGATACCGTATGACGAAGTTCACTTTGACCATCGAGGGCGAGACCCTCGAGGAGATCACCCGCCTGTTTGCCCGGAACACCCCGGAGGAGAAGGTTGAGGAGGAAGTCCAAATCGAACTCCCTTTGGCCAAGCGTGGTCGGCCCGCCAAGAAAGCCGATGCCCAGCCTGCGGCGGAAACTGGCCCGGCCCCGGAAGCACCGGAGCCGTCTGCCCCGACTGCTTCTTCGCAGCCGCAGTCCTCAACTCCCGAACCCAGCGATACCTCTTCGGACGCCGAGCCCGAGCAGCACCCGATGCTGAAGGAGTTCACCCTCCAAGACGTTAAGGACGCGGGCGGACGGGCGATCGGTCGGAACCCGAAGAACGGCGCGATCATCAAGGACAACCTCAAGCGCCTGTTCGACAGCCAGACTTTCGGGGGCGTGAAGCCCGAAGATTACGCTCGCTGCGTTGCCATGCTCGAGGACGTCTGATCGCGTTTAGGTACGCGCGGAGAGAAGGACAATCGCAATGACAACACATAGCCCTTTCGGCGGATCGCAAGCCTCGCGGTACATGAAGTGCCCCGGCTCGATTGCGCTGGCCGAACTCGCCCCCGAAGCCCCCTCCTCTGTTTATGCAGAGGAGGGGACCAAGGCCCACGCCCTTGCCGAGCGTTGCTTGGAAAGCGGCCTCACGTCTGCAGACCGATTTCTGGGCGACGAGCACCCCCGAGACATGGTCGATGCGGTGAACGTCTACCTCAACGCGGTTTGGGGGGAAGTCGCCCAGTCCTGCGACATGGAAGTCGAGCAGCGGTTCAAGATCTCTGTTCCAGCCGCGCCAGATGGCGAAGTGTTCGGGACCAACGACGCCCTGGTGTTCAACCACGGCACCGGCAAGCTGACGATCTTCGACTACAAGCACGGCGCGGGCATCCTTGTCGATGCGGAGGACAACGTCCAGCTCAAGTTCTACGCTCTCGGCGCGAGCCAGTCTCACCCTGAGTGGGAGGTCGCTGAGATCGAGCTGGTGATCGTACAGCCCCGCGCGCACAACGCCGGAGACAACGACGGCATCAAGCGTTGGTCGCTCCCGATGTACGAGGTGATCGACTTTCCAGAGGAGTTGAATAGTGCGATCGCGCTTTGCAAAACTGATAACGCGCCTCTTGTCGCTGGCGATCACTGCCGCTTTTGCCCCGCTGCCACTATCTGCACTGCACGGGCAGACGCTTTTGTGAAGGAATGCCTCGATGATTATAAGGGAGTTGCGTTTGAGGATCTTGAGGCGTCAGATCTTTCTGCGACTGTGCGAATGGACGACACTGCTAAGCTCGCCCGCGTCCTCGAAGCATACGATAACCTTTCACCGTGGATCGGGGCAATTCGGGAACGAGTGGACCAGCTTCTTCTTTCTGGTGTCGAAGTCCCCGGCTTCAAAGTTGTCGAGAAAGTCGCCCGTCGCAAGTGGGTTTCCCATGAGGATGAGGTCTCTGCATATCTCGATCTCACATATGGTATCCCCGACGAGCTGACCCAGCCGCGCAAGTTGGTGGGGATCACCGAGGCCAAGCGTCTGCTCAAGAGCTACATCCCCAAGGAGCAGTACGCCCAGGCGGAGAGGGATCTCACCCTTCGCTTTACAATCAAGGAATCGTCGGGGCTGACAACGGCCCCCTCGAGCGACAAACGAGCGGGCATTTCGCCTGTCGCGGCAGAGTTCGGCTCTGTTCAGCTCGGTGACTAAGGAACTAATGATGGCCGATGCTACCTCAAACAAGAGCCCTGAGTGGATTGCGAACGCACAAGCGAAAGTGCCATGCACTGTGCTCCCGAACGGCAATCTCCGCACCAGCCCTGTGCGCCTGAGCTTTCCCAACCTGTTCAGTCGCTCGAAGCCTGTGCCGCCGAACCTCGAGGGCAAGTACGGCGCGAACCTTGTTTTCCCCGTGGGTGCTGACATCAGCATTCTGAAGGAGGAAGCGGGCAAGGTCACGAAGGCCAAGTGGGCCGACGCTGGCACACCTAAAGGCCCGAAGCTGAAGTCCCCGTTCAAGGATCAGGCTGATATGCTGCGCTACGACGGATACAACGAGGGCGGGGTCTTTCTCTCCCCTACCTCTGACCGCCAGCCGGTTGTTGTTGATGCGAATGGCGTTGTTGTCACCGACAGCAGCCGGGTCTACCCCGGCGTCTGGGCGGTGTGCACGCTGCGCCCGTACACCTACGACAAGGGAGTGAACAAAGGCACGTCCTTTGGCCTTCAGTCTGTGATGCTTGTCGCCGATGACAAGAACCTCGGCGGTGGCGGCGAGAGCATTGCCGACGCCTTCGCTGGCGTGAGCCTCGACATCGACAGCGACGTTGATGCTGGCGGGCTGTTCGACTGATGAAAGTTGCTGCCCACTTAGACGTTGAGACGCGATCGACCTGTGACCTAAAGTCCGCAGGGCTATACCGTTACTTCGAGGATCCTACGACAGAGTGTATCGTCGTGCGGTTCAGAGTGGGCGACGGCCTTGTGCTCGGCGAAGGGGAGTTGGGTCTCCTCGCCGAGCACATTCGGTCTGGGGGCATCGTCATCGGCCATAACATCGCGTTTGACCGAGAGTGCTGGAACAAGCTGATCGCCCCCGCGCGCGGCTTCCCGCTCCTCCCGATCGAGCAGACGGATTGCACAATGGCCCGTGCGGCGGTTCTGGCGCTTCCTCAGAGCCTTGACGCGGCTGGCAGGGCATTGGGCCTGAAGTCGCAGAAGGACGCCGAGGGGCACCGCTTGATGCTCAGAATGTGCAAGCCCCGCAAGATTCACCCCGACGGCAGCATCGACTGGTGGGAAGACGAGGAGCGTCTGCGCCGCCTGGGCGACTACTGCGAGCAAGACGTTTACGCCGAGTCGGAAGCCGACCGCGTGCTGCTCAAGTTCTCGAGAGCCGAGCGCCGCGTGTGGCTGCTCGACCAGAAGATCAATCACCGTGGCGTCCAGATCGACATCGAAGCCGTGCGGCGCGCGAAGGCTGTGGCGGAAGTCGCGGTCAAGGCCGCGAACGCCCGCATGGCGGTGCTGACGGAAGGCGCGGTGAAGAAGTCCACAGAGGTAGCGAAGATCGTCGAGTGGCTCGGCAGCCGGGGCGTTGTCACTGCCTCGCTTGCCAAGGGCAGTATCGAGGACGTGCTGGTGTGCGCGGATATGTTTGACGACGAAAAGGCTAGAGAGGTCGTAGAGCTTCGCCGTGCTTCCGCGAAGTCGTCCGTCGCCAAGTACCGCGCGATGGAGAACTCCGTCTGCGCCGACAGCCGGGTGCGCGGAACCTTGAACTACCACGGCGCGTCCACCGGGCGATGGGCTGGCCGGCTGATCCAGCCGCAGAACCTCCCTCGCATCCTCGATGCCGCTGACGACGTTCTCGAACTGCACAAGATACTTCACGCGAACGACGATCCGAAAGCTGCATTCGCGCACGCCGCGCTGCACTGGGAAAACCCGCTGGAGATCCTCTCGCGCGCCTTGCGCTCGATGATAACCGCCGCGCCAGGGCACCGCCTCCTTGGTGCTGACTACGCGAACATCGAGGGCAGGGTGAACGCTTGGCTCTCGGGGGAGCAGTGGAAGACCAACGCCTTCTTCGACTACGACAACGGCATCGGGGCCGACCTGTACAAGCTCGCTTACGCCAAGGCTTTCCACATCGACATCGAGGACGTCACCAAGGATCATCGCCAGATCGGCAAGGTCATGGAGCTATCTATGGGCTACCAAGGGGGTGTCCGCGCCTTCCAGAAGATGGGCGCGAACCTCGGCGTCGTCGTATCCGATGACCGCGCGGAGGAGCTGAAGACCGCGTGGCGCTCTGCTCACCCCGAGATCGTAAGCGGCTGGTGGGAGCTTCAGAGCGCCGCCATCGAGGCTGTGCGGACACCGGGGCTCAAGGTGCCAGTCTTCAGGGGGAAGGTTTCTTACCTGTGCCGGCACGGTTTCCTCTGGTGCCGTCTGCCTTCGATGCGGGTGCTGGCCTACGCCTCGCCAAGTATCGTCTGGACAGATCCCTCTGACGGGCGCAAGAGCCACCCCCAAGTTCAATTCTGGGGCGTCGATAGCGTCACTAAGAAGTGGGGCGAGAACCGCCTCTATGGCGGCCTCCAGTGCGAGAACATCGTGCAGGCGGTCGCGAGGGACGTGCTCGTCGAGAGTATGTTCCGCCTCGAAGACGCGGGCTACCCGCTCGTGCTGACAGTCCACGACGAGAATATCTGCGAGCTGCCTGACGGGCAGGGCAGCGTCGGGGAGCTGTCGGAGATTATGTCGATTGTGCCTGACTGGGCGGACGGCTTGCCTGTGGCGGTAAGCGCGTGGGAGGATTTTCGCTATGTCAAATAGGCCGCCTGACGGGGCACCGAAGATGCAGCGCCTGCACGACTTTATGGTCGAGCACCAGATGGCGTCTGTCGAAGAGATTTACTTTCTTATCTACAAGCGCAGGCCCGTCCTGGGCAGACGCCGCACGCAGATGGCCATTGGGAGCTACCTGTCGCGGTACAACGTGCGGGGCGAGGCGAAGATCCTCCCCGGTGCGGTCAAGGGAACCTACGTTTTCGTGGAGAAGTAAATTGCGCGACATGACAGAATACGCGCTCGCTTGGGCCGCGAGAGGATTCCGCGTCTTTCCGCTCCTCGCTGGCGGCAAGGTGCCGGCGGTCAGGGATTGGCAGCGCCGCTCGACTATCAACCCCGAGCAGATCAGAAAGTGGTGGGAGAAGAACCCTTTCTACAACGTCGGGGTGTACTGCAAAGGGCTGTGCGTCATTGACGTAGACGTCAAAGGCGGGAAGCCGGGGGCCGCGAGCTTTTTCGATCTCGACATCGGCAGCAATACTCTCACGGTGCGGACGCCATCAGGCGGCTGGCACTACTACTACTTCTCAAAGAAGAACACCGACAACACCGCCGGGAAGCTGGGCGCGGGTCTGGATACGCGCTCGCACAACGGCTATGTGATCGCACCGGGCTCGGTGACTGAGCAGGGCGAATACGTTTTGGAGAACGACACCGCGCTGCTCGAGATCCCTGAAGAGATCGTGTCGCGTCTGTACGAGACCAAAGAGAAGGTAGAGCAGCCCTTGGTCGTGATCGAGGAGGACACCGAGGCCGCTTACGCGATCGCCAAACATTGGCTTATCTACTCCGCGCCCTTATCCCTCGAGGGGGACGGCGGGGACCACACCGCCTACGGCGTCGCCTGCAAGCTGCGGGACTATGGCCTCTCGGCAACGGCGGCGCTTGATATGCTGCTCGACTTCTGGAACGACCGCTGCGCCCCGCCGTGGAGCCTCGAAGAGCTTCAGGCGAAAGTAACGAACGCCTACCAGTACGCGCAGAACCCGGCGGGCTCTGCCTCTCCCGCCATAGAGTTTGCGGGAGTCGAGATGCCCCCTGAGCCGCCGCGCAAGCGTAGCAAGTGGATCGACGCTGGCGACCCGATCAATCTGAACCAGCAATGGCTATTTTATGAACGGCTCCCTCGGGTGGGAACGGCTTTGCTTGTCGCCCCCTCTGGTGCAGGCAAGACCTTTCTGACCGCTCGCCTTGCGGCTTGCCTTGCCAAGGGCGAAGAGTTCTTCGGGGTGAAGCCTGACGAGGAATGCGCGGCGATCATCCTCTCTGGCGAAGGCGTCGGCGGTATGCCGAACCGTCTGCGGGTTCTCGGCGGTAAGATCCCAGTCTCCGCGATGTCTGTCTCGACCCTCGGCGACTCCACTGCGCTGCGGGAAGCGATCGAGGACATCGTCGCCAAGGCGAAAGATCTCAAGGAGAAGTATGGCAAGCGCCTCGGGATGATCGTTATCGACACGCTGGCCTCTGTCGGCCTCTTGGCAGATGAGAACAGCAACACTGACTGCGCCAAGGCCGTAAAGGCCCTCGAGCAGATCTCCGCGCGGCTGGACTGCCTTGTCGTCGTCACCCACCACCCACCGAAGAACGGGACCGGCGCACGCGGGGGCTCCGCGCTCCACGCTGGCTTCGACACAGTGTTCGAGATCTTTCACACCGACGCAAACCCCGTGCGGTATGTTGAATGCACCAAGGGCCGCGACGCGCCCACCGGCAAGTGGGGCAGCTTCACCTTGCAGCGCCACGTTCTCGGCCTTGACGACAAGAGCAGGGAGGTTTCGACCTGCACGATCTCGATGGGGACAGACGCGAAGCCAGCACCCGTGGGGAAGACTCCGAAATACTCCGAAGTGTTCGCGGAGAGCTTCGACTTCGCGAGGAAGAACAACAAGCTGGCGAAGGATGCCCCGGTCGAATGGGGGATGCTCCGCACTGCCTTTGCGGAACGGGCCATGAGCGGCTCGGAGCCGAGCGCAATCTCCCACGCCTTCAAGCGGTGCGTCGAATGGGCAGTGGCGTCAGGCAGCGCTTGGGTCTTCACCGACCAAGATCGTAAGATGATTAGCGATCAACGATCAACCATAGGAGAAGTAGAATGAATCCCCCCTGCTTTGGCACCAATGCCTACGCCACGATGCACCATTGCGAGGTGTGCCCGATGAACGCGCAGTGCAGGCAGGAAGCCGCATCCCCCACCGCCAGAGAAGTGCCCGGTGGCCGGAAGGCTGACCACGGAAAAGACCCGTGGCACCTCCTCCCGACCGATGCGATTCGCGCTATCGTCAAGGTGCTCGCGTTCGGGGCGAAGAAGTACGCTGACCGCAACTGGGAAGAAGGGATGGCGTGGAGCCGTTGCTACGGCGCTCTGCTCCGCCATACGATGGCCTGGTGGGAGGGCGACACCCTCGATGAGGAGACCGGATACAGCCATCTCTGGCACGCAGGATGCTGCATCCTGTTCCTGATCGCTTACGAAATACGGGGGGTCGGCAAGGACGACCGCCCTATCCGCCCGCGGTCCTGACCTCCTCGAGCAACTGGGCGATGCGATCCTCGTTCTTGGCCTTCAGTGCTCCGTCGTTGACGCGCACCGAAGCAGTCAAGATCGAGGCCGCAACGGCCTGCTTGGTGCCGAGGATCTTCGGGAAGTTCTTGTCGTCAGGATCGAGCTTCAGGGCCATCACCTCCTTGGCGAAGGCGAGGCTCATCCCCAGCAATTCCTCGAACTGCGCGGGCTCTGCTAGAAGAGCAAGTCCGTCGCAAAACCCAGTGATTGGATCTTGGGGAGCTGCTCCTTGAGCCTGTCCCCGATGTCCGGCCTCCAGAACGGGCTGTTCGGAACCTCGAGGCTTTCGAGCACGGTGTACGCCCGCTTCCTCGCCTGACGCACGCTGTCCCCCAGTCCGCTTCCCACCAGGAGGTAGTCCCCCGCCGTCACGTAGCATGGCAGTGTCATCACCTTCCCGTTCACGTTGTGAGGAGCCTGCCCACGCATCATCTCGCACAGATGCAGGGACTTTTCGTTTTTCTTTTCTATTCCATAGACCGGGATCCCCGTTACGTCCTTCCGGGTGAACAGGCTGTACGGGAAGTCTGGGATCGCCATCACCACTCCCACCGCTATTTTGTCGAGTACGAAGGGCGAGGAGGCGTTCCCTAGTGCCAGGTCCGCGAGCCATTCTACGGGGTCTCCTTTCAGCATCGCCGTCTGGATGTTGAAGGTAGGCCAGCCCGGACGAGTTGTGAACTCGAGGGGCCACGGCGTGCCGTCTTCATCTATAATGCAGTTGACGTCGATGTAGCCGCAATAGTCCCGCTTGTGAAGCTCCTCCTCGAATGGCTTCAGAACCATGTCCGCGAGCTTCGAGGTCTTGACGGCGCGGACTACTGTCCCCATCTCTCCAGTTGCCGGCCCGGTGTCCCCTGCCATGAGCTTTTTGAACTCGAAGTTCTCGTGCCAGCCTCCTCGGAAGCCGCCGGGGCCGAACCACCCACCGACGGCCATCTCAGTGCCTTTGACACACTCTTGCAAGATGAAGCTGCTCTTGTGCCTCTTCATCTTCTTCCACCGCTCGAGCATGAACACGAGATCAGCAGGGGACTTCGAGACATAGGTGAGGCTCTTGTCAGGCTCATCACCGCAGGGCTTGCACACGAAAGCGCGGCCTTCCTTCTTCACGTACGCGAGCGCGCTGTCGTAGTCGAAGAACTCTTTGTAGCGGGCGACCTTCAGGCCGTGCTTCTTCATCAGCGCCTGCCCGGCGTTTCGGTCAAGCTCCCAGCTCGCCGACTCGGTGCAAGCGCCGATGACCAGAAGGTCTTCGCGCTTCCGCCAGTGCGCTAACTCTTGGATGTATTTGGTGTTGTCGCCGCACATGATGACGTCCGCCCAGCGGACCCACGGCTGCCACTCACTCACCTGCTTTGACTTTCCGACAAGGCAGTCCTTGCCGATGTTGTTTGTCATGCGGCTCTGCCGTATGAACCAGCGCACTTCGTGGCCCGCGTCCTGCGCCCGCATAGCCAGATCGAGCATGAAGCCCCCCGAATCTATCAGCAGCAGTTTCATTCGGGGAACTCCTCTTCGCAGTGCTGTTCGTATTCTTGCCAGTCGAGCCCGAACTCCGCGCAGAGAAGGCGCTCGATGTTTTCGGCGAAGAAGTGCTCGGCCCGATAGGGCGCGTCGGGGTGCGCGCCCGGATCACTACACTCGGGATGCTCGGTGTCAAAGGCCATTATGTCCGGCTCTTCGATCCCCCGGTCTTCGCAAAGCGTAGCCTCGATCAACTCATGCACCGCGATCAATATCTGTTCGCGCCAGTCAGGCATTTCGGAGACGCGGATCTGGAGCTCCTCGCCCTCCCACCAGTAGTCACCAAGAGTTGCATACCGCTGGTCGGCGGTGGGAATGACTTGGATAGTTATGTTCACTCGCCTGCATTCCTCTTGCGAACGGCTGCGGCCCTGATCGCCGCTTTGCGCGCGCGGAGGTCTGCCTTCTTTTGCGCGGCGGCCAAGGCCGGAGCGCCCGACAGATAGGACGGCGCGGGGCGCGTACCAAGGAACCGGGCAAGGTCTCCGATCTGGCTGCCTTTGGGGGGGCCTTGCGCCGCGTTTTCCAGCGCGATGTTGCTGGTGCGCCTACCGAGCCACTCGGCTCCCGCGCCGGGGGCCGCGCCTGCGCCGTAGATAGCCCGCCCAGTCATTGGATCGGTGTTCGACATAACATCGACAACACCCCCCGGCATATCGCCGAGAGCGTTACGTCCGTAGCGCAAAAGCCCTGGGCCGCCGCCGGCCACTGCGTGCGTCAGGTTCATAGCTTCCTTCTGCTCGCCGGGTACGAGCCCCCGCTCAGGGGTACGGACTTTGCCAGCCGCTTGAGTGCCGCCAGTCCGATAGGCCGCGAGGTCTCTCCAGCTCTCGGGGGGTTTGCCTGTGCTCAGGTAGGTGGCGATACCGCCGATCGTGGCGAGCACGGCGGCAGAAGCCGCGACGTGAGCGGTGCGGGGCGAGATACCCTTCCCAGTGACAAGCCCCTTCGTGCTTTCAGGGATGTCGTGCAGCCCACCGAGGAACTCCCGGAGCGATCCGAACTTCCACGTCGGAGCGAGAAGCGCAATGTTGGAGAGCTGCTCCGTCTTCTTGTTCCAGAATAGATTGTCTTTAATCATTTCGCCGTAGCGGTTGTCGATGCTGTCAAGGGCGCGGGCGGCGTAGGCGTCGAGCTCTTGCTGAGAGGCGTTAGGGAACTTCTCCATAAAGCTCTGCATATTCTGCGCCCATGCGCCCATCTTCATCTTCGGGATGAGGTCCTCGAAGAGCGGCCCGCTAATCGACTGCACGCCGTTAGCAACGGCGCGAGCTGCCTCCTTTGCCTTGGCCTTGAGCCCCTCTGCGCCTTTGAACTTTTGTGCGGTGAGCTGAAGCTCACGGCGAAGATTGCCTTCTTTCAGGGCGGAATAGAAGCTCTTTGCTGCGGTGGCGCGGTAGTCGCGATCCATATGCAGCTTGCCGCCCGCTCGCGCGAACTGCTCGTTCAACTTGGCATCGAAGGGAGAAGACGCAACCCCGCCGAGGAGGTCTTTCTTCATCTTCGCGCCACGGGAAAAACGGAGCACGGGGGCGATCGGGGCGGTGCCTATCTCCTTCAAAGACCGTCCGATTTGCCCGCGCGAAGCGGACTGGAGCCCGGAGGCAACACTGCTGATAACGCTTTCGATCGACACCGTCGAAGCGTGGTAAGCGGAGAACGCGAACTTCCAAAGCATATCCGCAACCGCAGCTTTGTGCGCATAGTGAGCAACAGTTTCGCCAGGGGTCTTGCCCGGCGCGAAAGGCTTGCTGATGTGGTTGTTGTACAGGCGCGCAACTTCCGGCGGCGCGTAGAGCACCTCCTTGTTGACACCGCGATCGGCAACATTGGCCGAGCGGGCCGCACCGGGCTTCTCTATGCCAGGGGTGATGTTCCGCGCGCCGGCAGCGGCGTCTTCGATAAGGCTGGGGCCTCCACTGTGGCCCAAGCCCGCGGAACCGGGGCGCACAGGCCCAAGACCGCCGCCGGGGATAGCCCCTTGATTGAGGATAGGAGGTTCGCCGGGGGGGAGCGCGCGTTGCGCTTCGGGGCCGCCAAGCTGCGGCTGCCCCGGCCCTTCAAGGCGGAGCGGGGAGCCAGGCGCGTAGCTTTCAAACTTTCCGCCTCTGCCGCCGCCGCGCATCTTGGGCTGGCGTTCAGTGAATGCGCCTGCGAGAGGAACCCACCCCTCCGGCTGCTGTCCGGGGCGATGCCACTGGGCGTGGTTTTCAGTCTTCATCCACCCGAGCGTCTCGTGGGTTTCGAGGAACCTAGACATATTCTCGGCGTAGATCTGCGCGGTCTGGACGATACCGTACTTGGGCTTCAGCCCCATCTCGATCCCCTCTTGGATCGTCGGGATCGTCCGCGCCTTTAGATTGCGCCCGCTTCCTTGTTTGGCCAGCCAGTCTGCGTACTTGTTGGCGACCTCCTTCTCGGAGTTCTCCCACATATGCGGGAAATAATCCTCCATAAATCGCGGTGCGCTGCCGACATTATTTTTGATGACCTCTGTCGCGCGGTCGCGGTAGTTCTGGAATACCTGCGCGAACGTGTCTGCGGCCTTGACGTCTTTGGCGTTGAGGCCGAGTTTTTCGGCCAGCTCTTTCGTGTGCACCGCCGCAATGTCGGCAGCCGCTTTGCCTTCCTCTCCTTTGACAGGGACGCCCTGCGTGGCGCGCTCCGGCACACCTTTGCTGCGGCCTTCGACGAACTGGAGCCAAGCCGCCTGCTCTTCTGGCCCGCCGCGCTCAACATACTCGCCTACCTTTTGGAAGGCGTGGGCGGCCTGGTCAGCCTCGAGCTGGCTCGTTCCTCGGGCTTTGCGAATGAACATCCCGACGGAGCGGGCGGCCGGCGAAGCGGCCAAGGGGTTAGCTACACTGCGCGCGCCAGTGTAAAGATCCTTCGCGGCCTGTGCGATCGGCTTACCGGCAGACGTTTCAAGTGCTGCGGAGACGCCTTTGGCCCCGAGCTTCGCCAAAGGTTTCACAAGCGCGCCCGCGCCCTCAAATCCTGCGCCGCCCGCAGCGGATTCGGCCACAGCCCAGGGGTCCACCCCCCGCTGCAGCCTTTGCTTGGCCCGCAGCCCTTGCTCGAGCAGATTGGTTCCGCCCTGCACAGCCGCTTGGGTTCCCATGCGGGCAAGAAGACCGCCCCCGCCGCCAATCAGGTACAGAGGGTTAAGCTCTCCAGCGGCGTGCCCTCCCATCTTAGCGGCTTCGCGCGCTAGGTTCCCTTTGAGGTTTGAGAGGCCGGGACGCCAAGCAGGATCGTATTTCTCTCGGCGGGCAGCGAGGGCTTCCCGCTCAAGTTCGTCGCGCTTGATCGCCTCTTTGTTCTGGCCCATCCCGCCCATAGCCGCATTGGCAAGAGCGCCAGTAAGACCAGTGCCTTTTCTGGACAGTTCGTATTCGTCCTGCAGCCGCTGCAAGAGCGAGCGTGGGCCGGGAGCGGACAGGGACGTGGCTCCGTACAAACCCCCGTATAGCTTAGACGGTTTTGCAGGCGCGGTAGGTTTTTGCTGCGGAGCGATAAGCGGCCCCGGCTGCCCGGACTGAAAGTCTTGCGCGCCGGGCCTCCAGCCCACATGCACGTGGGGGCCAGTAGAGTGGGGGTCACCTGCCCGCTCCTCAAGCACCTGATAGCCTTTGGGGCCAAAGCCCCGGTTAAGCCTCGCGTAGAGCGAGTCAAGCGTTTCGCCTTTGCGGGGCGTAAAGTCTCGGGCGTTGTCTTCGAGGTGGCCGCTTCCGGGCGCGCCGCCGATCTGCGCGTTGCGTGCAGGGGTACGTGCACGGCCAGAGACGGTCAGGCCGGGGTCGAGGGTGCCAGCTTCGCGCTCAATGCCGCCGCCTTTGCCGCTAACAGCGGCGGCTTTTGGCCGGAGAAAAGGGGGGACCTCATCTGCGCCCTGCGCCTTCAAGAAGGGGGGCGGCGAGCCCGCATTCTGCGCTCGCAAGAAAGGGGGAACCTCGTCGGCCACGATTAAGGTTTCAGCGCGGCATCGACTGCCGCTTTACCGTACTGACCTACGTAACCCTGCACGACTTTCTTGTCGTTGCGATGGTTTTTTAGATAGCCGAGGTACTGGGGAGGCACGCCTCCTCCAGAAGCAGCAGGCGCGGGCGACGCCCCATAGTCGCCAGTCGGCGTCGTGTTTTGGTCGTAGGTCGGGGCTTCACCCATCCCTGCTTGTGCGGCGCGGATCTTGCCCCGCTCGGCGATAAGCGCGTCGCGCTCCTTGCCTTTGGCGCTGAGGATAGCGCGGTCAAGAGCGCCGGATATCGTCGCGGTAGCTGCTTGAAGCCTCGTGGTGTCGTGTCCAGCTGCAATGTCGCGCTGCGAGGTAACCCGGTATTCACCCAGAGCAATCAAGTTCCGGTGGTAGCTTTCGAGAGCGGCTTCTTGCTTTACTTTGGTGTCCGCGTTTGCCCAGTCGAGCTGTAGTTTTTGCTGCGCGAACTGCGCCCGAGTCTGCTGCCCCAGCAAAGCGTTCTGCGCCTGCATCGCGGCCTTAGTCATAGGCGCAAGACCCTTCATGTCGCCAAGGACCTGACCGGCGGCAAGGCTTAGCTCATATGGCGACGCCTTAGGGTTTGCGGCGCGTAGCCCCTGGTACACGGTGCCGAGCGACTGCTGCGCCTCGCGCATCTGCGCCGCCAAAGAATAGTCTTGGCTCTGCGACTGCGGAGTGTTCGCGGCGGCTGCTTGCGACATCTCGGGCTGGTAGGGGGGCGGCGCGGCGCGCTGCGGCATCTGCGGCGCACCGGCTGTGGGCCGGGGAGCCACTTGGATGTTGCCGGGCATAGGCTGGCCTTGCGGCGCGGCCATAGGAGAGCGCTGCTGCTGCGCGGCCAGAGCTGCGAGCTGGGGCGGGAGCTGCGGTTGCTGCCCGTAGACCCCCATACCCTGCGCCGCCGCCGCACCCACCTGCGGCATAGGAACGCGGCCGAAACCTTGGGGCATCGGCTGCCCTGCGGCTGGCATCTGGGGCGAGGCGGGCTGCCCACCTCCTGCGCCAGTAAGCTGCGCGAGGGCGCTAAGGTCTACCGGGGGTTGCTGACCGGCCCCTGGGTCGGGAGCCATAAAATAATTCGCGGTGTCTGCTGCGGCAGAACGCTGGGCGCGGGCATCCTGAAGCCCTTGCATCTTAGCTTGGCGGGTGAGGTCAGCATCTCGCTGCGCTTGGAAGCTGTCCAAGAAGTGGTTTAGGTTGAAAGACATATCCTCGGTTCCTTAGGACTAACCCGCGGGCCCAGCCGCGATCCCAGACGCGCCCCCAGTATAGTAGTCGAGCGCGAGGCCCGCGATGCTGCCAAGCGCGCCGCCGAGCCCGGAGTTCGCATTGTTGATCTGAGCGGCATTTTGCGCGATCTGCGTCGCGCTCTGGCCGAGTTGCATGTAGTTGCCGTAGCCCGCAATATCTTTCTGAAGCGGCGCACTTGCTTGCCCCATCCCTTGGACGAGAGCGTTGAGCGCAGCCAGATTTTCGTTGTTGAGCTGCGAGTACATCGACTGCGGCATCTCTGCGGCTTGCAACTGGGTATTGATGCCCGCATTGCCGAGGCCGCTCACTCCACTATATAGCCCTTGCAACTGCCCAAGGGCTGCAGTTTCGCGGCCTTGCCGCCCCTGCTGCCAGTTCATATTGTACTGTTGCATGGCGTCGTTCGCTAGGCCCGCAGCGAATGGCGAGCCCGAAAGACCCGACTGCGCGGCTTGCGCGTTCGCCGCCCCCTGCGTCTGCTGCGCGCCAAAGTTATAGATCTGCCCCTGAGGATCCCACCCGGCTTGCATGATCGAGGGCGCGTATTGCTGCATCTGCTGCGCGTTCGCCAGATCCTGCGCGCCGACGCCCCAAGCATTTTGTGCTGCTTGGTTAGTCTGGCCTTGCGCTTGCGCGGCGTACGGGCTCGCGAGCTGGTGCTGGTAGATCTGGTTGTAGCCTTGATTGGCCGTATTGTAGGTGCCGGTGTTCCCGGCGGTCAGGGCGTTCTGCGTCTGCTGGTACGACTGGTCGGCCTGAGCCTGCCCAGTAGGCTGATACCCTGAAGGAGCACTCGAACCGCCCATCGTCTTATCCTATCAACCTACTGTGCGAAGTCTCGAAAGCCTTGTAGCCCATTATGTCCAAAAGATCACCTATTGTCTTTTGCTTGCGCCCTAGCTTGAGGTGCAGCTTGGAGTGGTAGACGATCTTGCGGACGCCAAGCTCTTTGAGCATCCGCTCGCAGCCTCTGATGAGCTTCACCCCTGCCGCGCCCCGCTCCTGCGGGTCAACGTAGATGACGTCGTTTAGGGCGTGGAGTGTTCCTCGGTGGTGCAAATGCGGGATGATGCAGAAGGCACTGTAGCCGATCAGCTTACTGTCTCTCCGCAGCGCAGCCGTCCTGAAGACGCCTTGCTGCTCCATCCGCCAGATACAGCTCCAATCAGGATCGAGGGGAACCTCTTCCTGATCCAGCGCCACCTCGCGCCAATGGCGGTAGAGGAGCTTCTCTAGCCCTTCATCGAGGAGGCACTGGACCGGTTCCCACTGGAGAACCAGAGACACAATTAGGCTTCCCGGCCACCTAGCGTGCGGCCGCGGGCAACGCTATCGCGAGTTGCGCCTTCGGCGGTGCTTGCACCCGAGGGGCGCATACCGCTATCGCCCTTAGGGGACCTGTTGGTCATACCCGCGAGCATATTGCCGCCACCAGTGTCTTTCTTTGCCATTGCAGTTCTCCGTGTTGGTCTGCGCTTATACCGCAGGATGGGCGTGGGGGGAAGGGCGTTACTTGTCGAACGTTTCGCTGAGGCTCAGCGCCCAGAGGTAGGCGTTGACCGCGTAAGTTGCGTCTGCGGTGCAAGCATCGAAATCTTTTCCGCTAACCACGAGGGCGTCGGCGGGGGCGTCAATAGGAACTGCGGGCGCGTCACCCTGGGTAGCGGGCACGCCGTTGGGTGTACCGCTACCGGAGCGCAAGCTGTGAGCCCGCTTATAGCTATCGCCAGCAGAAAGATTGACGGACAGATCTTGTGTCTCATGTGCCTGCGCCTCCTGCGCGTCTCGTGCCACTTGACGGGCAACAGCTTGAAGCCGCGCCTGCTCAAGCGCGTCTGCCTTCTTTTGCGCCGCAGTAAAAGCAATGCTCTCGTCGTGGTATTTCACCGCCCGCTCCCGTTCCGCCCAGCCCCACGCCCCAGTAAGCAGTAGCGCCGCGAGCAGCAGGTGAGTGGTGTTCCCGGTCAGCCAGCCGAAAGCACGGGCAAGGGCGACCGAGAGCATCTCACGAAACCTTCGTAGCGTCGGGGGTGATGATCTTGATGAACACAAGGACAAACATCGCGATTGCGGCTTTGCCAGACAAAGCGCCTGCGGCTTGCAACGCGCCGATCGCTGCGGCGTCGATTGCTGCGAACTTCGTAGTCATCTCCGCTGCGCGGACTTTGCAGAACGTCCACACTTTGCTGGGCAGAGCTTTTAGTTTCTCAAGCATCGGGCAGCCCTTTCACGCAGGTTGCGGCTTCATCTCTACGGCGCACAATAAGGCCCGGCATGATCTGGCCCCGCGCCGTTACTCTCCAGCCTATAAACCGCGCGCAGCCCTCTGTCCACTCCCCCGCGTTGAACGCTTTCGCCATTGGCGAACGGCAGAACGCAGAGGTTCCGGCGTTGTAGCTGGCGTCAAGGGCGGCCTCGAAGGCAGAAGGCCGAGTGGCGAGGGCTGGGGCGCATTTGAGGATCTGCGGCGCGTAGTCTTTGGTGAGACGGTTCGCCAGCATTGCCTGGCACTGCGCCCTGGTAAACGTCACGCCCCATAAGACGTTGCGCGTCTCCCCGATGCACTCGGTGGAGACGCCGGCCGGATCTCTGTAGGCGTGGGGCACTATCCGCTCGAAGCTAGTCGTGAACGGGATAGTTGCTGCCACGACCGCTGCGATTGCGAGCCCTGCGGCTGGCGCGCGCTGCGTCATTTCTTTTTGCTTTTGCCCGCTTCAGACAGCGCAATGGCGATAGCCTGCTTACGGTCCTTAACCTTCGGGCCTTTCTTGCTACCAGAGCGGAGCTTGCCCTCTTTGTATTCTTTCATGACCTTCTCAGTCTTGCCGGCAGCTTTCTTCATTTCAAGTCTCCTTGGCGACCGAGCAGCCGCTGAACGGTTTTGCTCTCATAGATGCGGATACCCATCCATATGATAGAGAACAGGGCGGAGATCGCGGGGAGCCAAGCGATAATTGTTGCTCCCGCGGTAATGACTGAAGCTGTATCAATGAGATGCTTTGTCTCATCGGGAATGTTTGCGAACGGGTCCCTCACAGGTTGTCCCTCCACCCACGGCAAAACGCGGCACCACCCGCGGCGCTGATGTAAACGCCGACGCTCGTGCTTTCCAAAGCCATCATGGCAGCAGGGCCTGCCTGCTGGCCGGTGTTGTCTGTCGAGATGGTGCCCGGCGATGTGGAGTTGCCAGCACCATAAGCAGTGCTCGATGCAATGCCGGTATAAGCCGAGCCGGTGTTGAGTGCGTTGGGGTTGAGACGCACATGGATATGTGAGGCTGTCGGGGGCACCAAGGCGGCGACCGAAACCGAGGCATAAGTGACCGAGACGTTTGACGTATATGTGCCGGTGACGCCAGATGCGATAATGGGGATGGTGGTCGAGTTGCTGCCAGCGGTGACAATATACGTCACCTCGTTCCCATATTGCAGCGTGTTCAGCAGATACTTGCTGCCGCTGGAATCCGTGCGAACCGCGCCTACTCGGGCAAAGAAGGTGTAGCCGCTGGGCAGCGTCGGCGCGGTGGAGGACAGCGAGAAAAGCCCCGCGGTCGTCGTCGTCGTTGGGTTGTAGATTACATAGACGTAGTACCAAGTCGAAGCTGCAACCGCGCCGGTATCGAGGCCGTTCGCGCCGCTGGTGTTAATCGAGAGGGACACGTTCACGCTGCTCGCGGTAAAGTACCCCCCGGCGTTGTTGTACAGCGCCACGTTGCCAGCAGTCACTACCGACGTGAAGTTCGCTACACCTTGGGTGGCGATCTTTAGCGACCGGAATGCGCCGACCGGGGGGTGGAGGTTGTTGGCAAAGGCGGTGGTAGCGACGGTGGTGGAGCTGTCCCCGACCGCAGCAGTTGGCGCGGTAGGCGCACCCGTCAGCGCGGGCGAGGCGAGCGGGGCGTAGGGGGCGAGTAGCGTAGTGAAGCCCGCGCCCGAGACAGTACCCGACGTAGTGAGGGTCGTAGCCGAGACGGTCGTAGCCGAGAC